ATATCATCTGAGAGTAAACCACTGGTAGTTATTAAGTCAACAGTACCACCAGGAACTACAGATAGATTACATAGAAAGTGTAAAGGAGTAGATGTTATATTCAACCCAGAGTTTCTTACTGAGGTTAATTTTCTTGAAGATTTTAAGAATCAGAGTAGAATTATATTAGGTGGAATTAGAAGGGGTACAAATAAATTAAGACAAATTTATAGTAGGGTATTTCCACACGCAACTATTGTTAAAACAAGTGCAACTTATGCAGAAATGGTTAAGTATTTTATTAATTGTTTTCTTGCCACTAAGGTATCATTCGCTAATGAGATGAAAATAGTATGCGATAAGGTAGGAATTGACTACGATAAAGTTGTAGAGTACGCAACATATGATGAACGATTAGGTAAATCACATTGGGCAGTTCCAGGGCCTGATGGTGAATTGGGATTTTCTGGAAGTTGCTTTCCAAAAGATCTTGAATCATTAATACATTTATCAGAACAATTAGATACTGTTAATAATGTACTAAAAGCAGTAAGAAAAACTAATCATACAGTTCGGCCTGCTAAAGATTGGCTAAATTTAAAAGGACGTGCTGTTAATAATGATGAATAGGTGTTTTTTTATTTTTCTTTATACTTATATAATAGGAAAACAATAACCACCAAACCAAATGAAGAAAATATATAAAAGAATCTGTCCAAAATGTAAAAATACAGTTGAACACAAGGACTATTACACATATAAAAACGGAGTAGAACGAAATAAATTATGTAGACCATGTAGTGCAAGAAAAAACGCACCGGTATTATTTGGTAAAGATAATCCAATGTACCAAAAATCAATTAAGGATATTTGGATTGTTAAATACGGAAAGATAGACGGTGAAAAGCGTTGGAAAGAATGGAAAATAAATAATTCAAAATCTAAAAAAGGTAAAGTAAATTTAGGAGATATGAATGGGATGAAGCATATTGAGGCCCGCAAGAAGGTATCAGATGCCAGAATTGAAATGTTTAAAGATCCTGAAAACAGAAAAATATATTCTGATAAAACAAAACAAGCCTGGGTAGATGGTAAATTTGATAATGTAAATGTAGGTCAATCAAAATGGCATGAATATAAGCATTCGAATGGTACAACATACAAAGTACAGGGAACATGGGAACTGTATTTTATTGAATGGTTGGATAAGAAAAGTGTTAAATTTGAATGCCATAAAGGACGTATACCATATACAATAAATGGTACTACTCGTAATTATTATCCTGATTTTTATATTCATGATTGGAATTGCTATGTTGACATAAAAAACAAATATCATTATTCGTTACAAGAAGAAAAATTCAAACAATTGAAAAAAGAAGGTAATAATATTAGACTGATATTCGGTGAAGAATTATACGACATTACTAATAATGATAAAATAAAATATAGAAAGAATAGAGATTGGGAAGAAATGAAAGGTAGAGCAGTTATATGAAAATAGCTATAGGGTGTCATATAATGTGGTATGAGATTGAAATGGTTGAAGAATATGTAGATTCCTTGATACAACTTGTCGGTCAAGTTCCAGAAGAAGAACATAAAAATATTTATATAGACCTTTATTTGAATACTAATACATATTTTGAAAAACCTGAGAGTAAGGATACTATTGAAAAAGTAATTGAAAAGTTTAATTCACAAATATTACAACAGTTTAGATATCAATATTTGAATTTCTCACATCAAATATCAGATAAGTTTTATTTTATTGGAGATTACAGACGAGATTTTAATAATATGTTTGCACCTAATACTGATTTTTTAATTTGGGGTGAAAGTGATTGTTTGTTACCAAAAGAAACTTACCAAGTGTTGAAATTAATTAAAGATTACACGAATCAGAATGATATTTATAGATACATAGTTACATTTGCAGTTAGAAAAATGTGGGATGACAGTTGGAAGGTTTTAGAACATCCGAAATTTACAGATGCAAAGTTTAAAGAGAGAGAAGAAGATTGGGAAAATGATCCAAGTAGTATTTTATATACTATGTCGTTAGATGAAATGAATGAAGTAAATTCCGAATCAGATGAAGTTATGTTAAGTATGATAAATAGTCCAAAATTTGATGGTAGTGGATTGGTTATATCAAGTCAATTGGTTATGGCAGGAGCAAATATACCGTTGGGAGTTTGGGCGTGTGGAGAAGATACTTCTTTTATGACTGTAGCGGGTAAAATACTTGGGGGAGATTATAAACAGTTTGTAGTGAAAAATATATTGAAAGTTCATAATAGAAATCACCCAAAAAAGAGAATGTATGTGGAAGGAATGGAAGATGAAGCAGCTCACATACATAGAGAGAACAATAATATTTGGATGACTAATCACAACATATGTGAAACTAATTTGCACAATTTAAATAATAATTCTAAAAAATTAATTACGAGGATAGAGTTAAAAAATGAAATCAAGAAAATATCTACCTACCATAAGTGAGTTAATAGATAGACTTTCTATCATTCAGTTAAAGGAAGTTTTTATACCAGATCATAAGAAAGAATATGCTAAAGAGATACAAGAGATACTTCATGATTTAAATTTAGAAGGTGTAGATGCTGAATTTGTGCGAGCGATAGTTGTACTTTCTCAGATGAATTTACATATTTGGCATAATGAAACTGAATATAGAGCAGGTAAGGGCAAAGGTAATCTCGAATTGACTCATGGATTAAATGGAATTAGAAATACTGCGAAGAATAAAATACAAGAAAAATTTGGGGGTAGAAAGGATTATAAAATTGATTGTTTAGCCGCAGATTTTAAAGATTGGGAGATTAGTTGGTGAAAGAGATAAAACAGTTTAAATCAAAAGAACCTAAAAAATGGAAGTCATCCACAGATATGCAAAATCTACGTAGTGGTAAATGGAAAATAGGAGAGTTTGTTGAGGGGCGTGCTCGGATATTACCTAAAGGGTGGGGTGAAGAAATTATTATAGAAAATAATGAGTTGTATTGTGGTAAGTTATTGAAATTTAAAGCGGGTTGTAAATTTTCAATGCATTATCATATAGTTAAAGATAAAACTTGGTATGTAGAAGAGGGTGAATTTATTTATAGGTGGATAGATACAGAAATAGCAGAGGTTAAGACTCTTAAATTATATCCTGGAGATGTTGTCAGACAACCACCAGGTCAACCACACCAGTTAGAAGCATTAACAATTGGAGTTGTATTTGAGGTATCAACACACCACGAAGAATTAGATTTTTATAGAGTTTTTAAAGGAAGTGAACAGGAAAGAAAAATGAAAGATGTTTCAGGAAGAAAACATAATATGAATATAACAGTTAAAGATCCAGAAGGTTTAGATAAAGATAAAAAAAGAAAAAAGAAGTGAATAAATTATTGCAAAGTTGTTATATTGGGCATCTTTTTGGTAAAATAACTCCTGATAAAAAATATTGGTTATGTTGTGGTAATGTACCTTCAATTGGAAGTTATGATGAAGATGGATCTTTTAAAAAATTATGGAAATCTGAAAAATATAATACATTAAGACAGGATTTAAAAGACAATTTAAAGGAAAAAAATAAAGAATGGGATAATGCTTGTAATTCGTGCCCACATTATGCTAACTTAAAGGAAATACATGAAGAAGGTGGAATTGAGGAAGAGTTTCCAAAAATAGGACCTAGAGAATTTCAAATTGAGATAGGAAATCCATGTAATCATAGATGTGATTTTTGTTGGAGTTGGTCTCATACAATGTTGAGTGAGAAAGGTCAATGGAATGGATGGGAACATTGGGCAAAAGAATTTATAGAATATGATACAGTTAAAAGTATAGTGAAAGATTTAAAAGAACTTGGTGGGTGTGAAGAGATTTCTATAAGTGGTGGTGGAGAACCATTTATAGTTCCAAGAATTGTTGAAATGGTTAAGTTAATTAAAGATAGTGGATTTAAACTTAAAATATTTACAAATTTTACAAAAATTACTACAGATGATATTGAAAATTTTGTTAAATGGGGAGTGGATAGGTTTGAAGTTAATATATCAGCAGGAACAGAAAAAACTTATTGTGAAAGTAGAAAGTTGAAAAGTAAAGATTGGACTAAATTGTGGGAAAGACTTAATTTACTTACAGAATTTAAAGTAAAATATAATAAACAAAACCCTATATTTAAATATGTTATAATTTTAACTAAGGATAATATAGAAGAGGTTGATGAGATTTTCGAATTGGCTAATGAACATAAATCTGAATTTTTGGAATTTAGAAAAATGATACCATCTTATAATTCTGAAAATTTATCACCAACTGAAAACCAATTAGAAATTTTTAACAAGAAAGTTAATGAGAATTTTGAAAAGTATTATGGAGAACCAACAAAATCTTATGGATATTGGATGACTTCAAAGAAAAATGATTTTAGTTGTTTTAATGAGGCATGGATGTAAGTGAAAATAGTAATTGCAATAGATGATTTGCATCCTGAACAGGGTTGGGGATGCGAAGGTGATGAATCAGTAGGATATTTAGAAGAATTAAATAAAGAGTATGGTTGTAAATTTAATTTATTCATACCATCAAATTATCACGACAAATATCCATTGAGTAAAAATAAAGATTGGGTGGATTGGTGGAAGTCTAAAGATTATATTGAGTTATCTTCACATGGACATTATCATAAAGTTTTTAAATATACTTTTGAGGAAATTGGTGAACAAGAATTTTTAGAGTTGAGTTATCACGAAGCTAAAGAGAGAGTTAAAGATATAGTTAATGAATGGGATATGGTTGGAGTAAACCCCAGCGGATTCAGAATGCCAGGATGGGGATGTACACAAGATAGTGCAGATGCAGTATGTGAACATTTTGATTGGGTAGCAGCACACGATAAGATTAACAAAGGGATAAATTTTGATACTTCCTTTTTTTATGGAGAGGATTCTATAAATGAATCTAAAACTTTGAGAGAATGGGATGGTGCAATTCATTTTCAATCACATATTGCGGGACATTATAATCAAAATAATTGGACTTCAGATAATTATGAGACTTTTAGAATTATATTAGATTATTTAAAATCCAATAATAATGTAAAATTTAAAACCTTTTCGGAGTTGTTATGATTTATTTTTGTATAATAGGTTGGCACTACAATCAAGAAGAATATTATAAAGGTCTCAAATGGATGAATGATGAGAATCCAGAGATGAAGGTTTTTTGGAATTGTAGAAAAGAACCTCCAGACATTATAAAGAAGAACTTTGATTATGAGATGTTTCCAAATGAAGGTTTAGAGTGGGGTGGTTATCAGCAAATATATGAGAAGTTTAAATTTGAAGATGAAGATATAATTTTTTTCACACACGATGATATTGTTATAAAGAGTTGGGAATTTGTAAATCTATGTATAGACCAAATAGGTGATAAGTTTGATGTGATAGGTAATGGACAAAATTATGGATTTCATTTGGATCCAGATGCAATCATAACACCAGGAAATAAGAATGAGTATAGACCATTCGCGGCTATTAAGACTTGGAAAGAAGTTGCGGTTAATAAAGAATTTTTTGATAATCCATTACAATGTATGACAATCAGAGGTAGTTTTATTTGTATAAGAGGAAAGGCGTTGAGAGAACTAAACGGATTTGAATGGTTTAGTGACCCTTATGATGGAAAGAATCCAGATTTACAATGGGGAAATATTATGGTTAATTTAAATGGATATAAATTTACAAAATTGTTTGGAGAGGAAAGGATAGCTTATATGTCAAAAGAATACGCTAATAGTGAGTTTATATCAGAACTTGCGAGAGGTGGAACAGGAACAACTGAAGCTAATCAAACTATTAAAGTTAAACAAGATTATCACGAAACAGATCCCGCTCAACACACCGCAGGAACTGAAGCAAATAATTACAAGCGTAAATCAGAAAGACTTAATGTTAAAAATAATACCGCATTTATACATATACCTAAAACTGCGGGTAGAACTATTAGGCATCATATGGGATTAAGTGGGACAACGCACGCGCCCGCGTCGTGGTTTAAAAACAAGGATATTAAATTTAAGTTTTGTTTTCATAGAAATCCGTATATGCGGTTAGTTTCGTTGTATAATCATTATTTATACAATAAATTAAATAACACAGAAATGAACTCTTTGAAAGATGGTTTAAAAAAATTTTCAAATTTTAAAAGTTTCTGTCATCGTCTACCACATATTAAAATATTAACTTTATCAGAAACTTTGGAACTTTACCAAAAAATGGAATATAAACAATTTGGGTATGATGTATTACCATTTAATTTTAATCCACAAACTTATTGGGTAGATGATGATATAGATTTTATGGGAAAATTTGAAAATCTCGAACATGATTTCAGATTGTTAGATAAACTTACCGAAGGATCTCTCTTTGGAAGAGAGTTTATTGGTAGAAAAAATCTAACATATCAAGGCGTAAATGTTTCATATAACCGTGATAAAACAAACTCGGAAGTTAAGGATTATATGGATTTATATGACACTACGAGTATTAAAATAGTTAATAAAATTTATGAAGAAGATTTTGAAAAATTTAATTATAGTATTCTTAAATCGATTTAATATCGAAAGTAAAATATGAAAGAAACAATACACAATATGCCATTGATGAATGACCCATCAATTGGAAATCCAGATTGGAAAAATAAATATAATGGTGGAAAGATAGCGTTTTTTTCACAGATGGGATTTTCTGGAAAGGTTCCCAGAAATCACCCGAATGCTCGTACAGAATTTGCCCAAATGATAGCGTTAGATGCGACACATCACTCACTTTATGATATTGATAGAATTGAGGAAAGTTATGATCATATTGTTTTACTCATACCAAAAACTGCTCAAGACAGAGCTAGGTTATATGATGTAGATGTTGTTAAGAAAGCTAGAAGAATCGGTAAAAAGGTTTGGTTTATGCAAGAAGGACCGAATTGGATATTTCAAGATATGCCTATTCATCATCAATTCTGGCACTATAATGTACTAGCAGATGTAGATGGAATACTTACAGAGAATGAAACAGATATTACCTATTATAGAGGTTTAGTAGGAAAAGATAAACCTATACATGACATACCAAGTTTGATGATTACAGATGATATTGTTCAAAGAAGTGAGTGGGGAGATGCAATTATACTAGGTGGTAATTTTGTTCGTTGGTATGGTGGTTTTGATTCTTATATAGTAGGTAAAGAGTTTCATCCAGAGTATTCATTACATTGTGTGAGTATGGGAAGAAAACAGCAAATGGAAGAGCAGATAGAAGATATCACTTATACACCTTATGTTCAATGGAGAGAATGGATTGATGTATTGAGTCAATATCATGTTGGAGTTCATTTGATGCCAACAATTGCCGCAGGGACATTTGCTATGAATTGTGCATTTCACGGAATACCTGTAATTGGATATGAAGAAGCAGATACTCAAAGAAAATGTCATCCAGAATTATCAGTAAAACAGGGGGATGTAGAACAAGCTGTAAAGTTAGCCAAGAAGTTGAAGAACAATGCTGGGTTTTATCAAGAATGTTCTATAAAAGCTAGAGAAAATTGGGAAAAGTTTTTTAGTGAGGAAGTATTTCTTAAACATATGAAGGAAGTTTTTGGATAATGTTGGGTGTATTGATAACTACACATAGAATAGATTACATTCAGAAACAAAATGAGTGGTTGAATGGAATTAATGAAAAACATAAAGTTGCACTTGTTACTACTTGTCAAGATGAAATGGCGGTCAAACACGCCAATAAAGAAACATTTTTTCCAATCTACCAAGTAGACCAGAATCCAGGACATATGGATGGAGTTTATATTGGTTTATCAACACCATTTGAAGGTGGGTTATTTGATGAGTGTGATTATGTTTTACATTTTCATGGTGATGTAGAGACACCACCAGAATATATAGATTATTTTTACGAAGAAGTAAAGGGTAAATATAAAATAGGCAGTCAACCAAGACAATGGATGTTTGATGATGTGGGTAAATTCATAGATGGTAAATCGGTTCCATTCCATACTTCATTTTTTATTATAGAAACTCAGTTGGGTAAAAGTATATTTAAATGGGGGAGATTAGATGAATATAAAAATAAGTCTATAAAGAATGGTCATCCAGACTGTCATTTTGAACCTATGATGTATGCGGCTTTGAATGAATATAATTTTGATTATGATAAAGATTTATATCATACAGATTCGATAGTAAAATTAAAAGAAGAATATGGAAATGAACCAGTATATTATAATTTTACATTTCCAGACTCTAAAACCATTCATCATGATGAGAGAGGGAATATAAGATGAGATTTAAGAAACTAACAGAGTACTGGAAGAAACTTACTATAACTCTTGCACTACCAATCTTAGTAATCAATAGTGTGATGGATTATTATTACGGGTGGGAAGCCAGACAACAAGTGATTCAAGAAGACTATAAGTTAAAGTGGTTTATATTGTCTCATAGTCATACAGAGTATTTTCCAGCCGAAACAATTATTGATGTAGATGGTAATCCTACATTCTTTGAAGATCATGGTGGAGATGTGGACAGGGATAAACTTAGAGAAAAAGGTTTCGGTGATATGATACCTAATCCTACAGATAGTTTTACACCTGAAGCTAAAGTAGATAGTTATTTATCAAGAGTGTTTCGACCAATCAAAAATACAAAAGACAGATTCAATAATTGGTGGAGAGGATTGTATAAAGAAAAACAAATAAAGGAACTGAGAGGATGAAAGAGGAAATATAAGGTGAGTAAGAAAAAGAAACCAGACAATGTGGCTGATAATCCTGGTATTTTACCTTATGGAAGTAATGTTGGTGCTCCAGCAATTAAACCGACAAATATTAGTAGTTGGAAAGAGGAAAAAATAGTATCAACTAATCATTATTTTGAAACACGATATAATGAGATAAAAGAAGAATACATCAAGTTGATGAAAGAGTATGAGTGGAATAAATTAGTTTATGACGCTAAATATAATTTTCAACCAGTCATGGGACACACTTATTATTTATATCAACACGAACAAGGACATTTATGGTTGAGTTTAATAGAACCAGAACAATGGAATCAAATATTTATGGGTGCGTTTAAATTGACATCTAACGACAAATGGGAAAAAGTAGATGACTTTAGTTGAATTATTTGAGAATAACATTTATGCGACTGATAAAGGGGAGCATAATTATCTGAGATATTATGATGGATGGTTTAAAAAATATAAAGATGAGGAAATCAATTTGTTAGAAGTTGGTGTACTTAATGGTCATTCAATACAGTTATGGAAAGATTATTTTACTAACGCGAAGATTTATGGAATGGAAAAAGCAGAAGTTTATGGTGGGGATTTTAAATGTGATTCTTTAAATAAAACGGAAGTTGATAAAGCGTTAGGAGATTTGAAGTTTGATATTATAATAGATGATGGAGACCATCATCCAGAATCCCAAATAAAAACATATAAGAATTTGAAAAATAGACTTAACGATGGCGGGTTATATATAATAGAAGATATACATGGACCAAAATATAATAATTATATATATGAAAGGGAAGTAAATAAAATTAAATCATTAGGTTTTGAAATTATAGATACAGATGGTAAATTTACTAAATCATATTTAGGAGTAATTAGAACATGAAATTAATTAGCTTTGTAATCCCATCACGTAATAATAAGAAATATTTAGAATGGTCATATAATAGTATAAGAAAGAACCTTGGTTATACTCACGAGATTTTATTAGCGGATGATTTTTCTACAGACGGTACTTGGGAGTATTTACAAGAAGTAAAAGATAAAGATATAAATGTACAGATATTTAGAAATGAAGGTCCTGATAGAAAAGGTATAGTATATTGGTATGATTTTTTGTGTGAGAAGGCAACTAATGATATAGTTATGTTCTTTCATTCTGATATGTATGCTTGTCCAAATTTAGATACAGAGATATTGAAACATTTGGAAAGAGGTACAGTCGTAAGTGCAACAAGAATAGAACCACCACTACATCCAGATGGTCCAGAAAAGATATTAGAAGACTTCGGAATAGAACCTGAAGAATTTGATGAATATGGACTTATGAAGTTTTTAGAAGAGAAAACTCCCTGGACAAAGATTATTGAACAAGAAGTGGAAGAAACCACTAATGGTATATTTGCGCCGTGGGCAATTTATAAAGATGACTATGAAAAGGTGGGCGGACACGATAAACTGTTTGCACCCCAATCTAAAGAAGATAGTGATATATTTAATAGATTCCATTTGTCAGGATATGAGTTTATTCAGACTTGGAGAGGTTTTGTATATCATATGACAAGTCGTGGTAGTAGATTTAATCCAATGGCTGGTGGTGCACCAGGTAAAGATAGTCCAGAATGGATACACACCACTACAAAGAATATGAGAAATTTTATCCGCAAGTGGGGAACAATGGTACAACATGATGAATATATGAAACCTATTGTATCACCTAAATATGATATAGGATTTGTAGTTGAGAATTGTAATACTCAAATGTTAAGAGAATTAGAACCTTGGTGTAACGATATATACGGTGATTGGGTTGGGCATAAAGGAATTGGTGCTAATGATTACATTAAAAAAGAACAACCAAATACTATAGTAGATTTGAGTAAGAAGATTCATTCAGATCATATTGAACCAAAGAATGATATAGTGGTTAGATTTGATGCAAATAAATTAAATGTAAGTAATTTTCAGGTAATAGTTAAATTATCAGATATACTTAAAGATTCAGGAGAAGTAGGGGAAATGGAATTTGAAATATTTAAGTTTAATATAAAGTCAATGAAAACTTATGAAAAAGAATTAATTTTAGTAAAATGACGTAATATTTATAATAGATGATAATATATAAAGCAACAAATACATTAAATGGTAAAAGTTATATTGGGAAAACTATACGCACTTTACATTTACGAAAAGGACAACACTTGAGGTCTAATGAGACAACACATTTTCATAGGGCTTTACGTAAATATGGTAAAGATATGTTTGATTGGAGTGTTATTAGGGAATATAAAACCGAAAAAGAGTTAGATAATCAAGAGATTAATTTTATAAAAGAATATGATACATATAAAAATGGTTATAATTCTACTGTTGGTGGAGATAATGGAACTTATGTAATGAGTGAGGAACATAAGAAAAATCTGTCCAAATCTCATTTAGGGAAAAAATTTAGTGAAGAACATAGAAAAAATTTGAGTAAATCACATATGGGTATGAAACATGGAGCTTTAGTTTTAGATAATTACAGAAAAGAGTATGGTTCTTGGAATAAAGGTAAGACACCTTCCCAAGAAACTATAAATAAGATAAAAGAGACTATGAGAAATAAACCTTTACTTACGTGTGAGGTATGTGGATTTACATCAAACAGTAAGGGTAATATGAGACGTTGGCACGGAGAAAAGTGTAGGAGTTAATGACTTATTATCTGCTATTGAGTGGTGATACTGAAAAAGATGTTTATTTTGATTCAAACGTTTTAGGAGAAGAAAGTTTTGGTAAGTTTTATCCAGAAAAGGGATTTGAGGCACTTATGAATATAAAGGATCTAAAACCTAAATTATTGGAAAAAATAACTGTTAGAAAAGAAACAGGTGAAGTTATACAATTAGATGAGTTTATAGAAGTGATTTCCAGTCTAAATATACAAAAAAATGCTTGACTTATATGGTAATTTGTTCTTATATTATAGTGTTAAATTGAGGTAGGTATAATGAATACTAAACATTGGTTAGATTTATCTGATGAATTGGAAGATGAGGCGGCAAAAGACAAAATAAAACAGAAAATCGACCATAAAGAAAAAACACATAATAAAAAAGAATGGAAAGGTATAAAGAAAAACCTTGAAAAGAAAAATGTTAAAAAGAAATGGAATACAAGAAGGAGAAAGAGTAAAGATGTTAAAAATACTCGTTAGTTTAGGAATACTACTATTCACATTTGGTTGTGATGGTTCTATGATATATAAACCAGACTTAGAGGAAGAGTTTGATGAAATATCAGTAGTGTTAAATCCTAGATTACAACAAGATGTAAATGGATATTTTCATTTACAATTGAATAAGGAAAAATGGCAAACCCTTCATAGGATTGAAGGACTGGCATTTACATCAGATACTACTGCGTATGTACCAAATTTGAGAGTAGAATGGGAATCTTCTCATTATTGGTATTTGGGGGATACATTGGGATACTTCGTACGAAGAACTATAAATTCTGATGGACAATACGTATCATTAGATACATCCTACGCTATTGGATTTGAAGGACATGAAGTTCCTACTACTAATAAAGTGAGTTATAGTAATGGATATGGTGAAATAAATAATATGATTGCACCAGTTCAAACTATGGTAGGAGATACTATGTATATATGGGCTACTTATTTTGAGTGGGCATTTACTGATTGGAAAACAATAGAGATACCAATTGTATTAGATTAGGGAAATAAAATGAATATAGAGTGGTTAAATGAACTTGGATATTTTGAGGTAATTGAAATATCTATTTGGTTAGGTATAATGTATTTTGGAAAGAAATGGATAGACAGTAAAGTTAAATAGGAGATATAACATGAAATACCGTCTTGTTAATAGACGCACGAAGGAAATTATAGATACTAAAGATTTATCAGATGATATTGGTATTAGTGGGGCGAGGACATATTTTATGGGAGTTAAAAAATTAAGCGATGAAAAATTTGATGAGTTATGGGAAGTAAAGGGAACAACATATAAATATCCCAGGTGGTGGGAAGAGGAAAAATTAATAATAGATGAAGAAATTAACTTATTTTAAATTAGTGATATGATGGATGACAACGCTTGGATATGGTTTATAATTTATCTGATGCCCGTAACTGCAGTTATGTGGCTATTAGGTATGTGGGCAAACCACGAAGATTACAAAAAAGAACACAACATAAAGGGATGGAGTGATAGAGATATGAATGTAAAACAATTTATAGGTGCTACAATAGTTAGTGTTATTGTAGGTTCAGCTGCTTGGGTAGGTGGAGTTTATTATGGTTCAATAGGTATGTTAGATTCTATATATGGTAATGTAGAACAAGAGTTAGATTTACTTGAAACCAAATTAGAGAATGTTAGTACAAAAAGGATAGAGAATCAGTTAGAACAACTTAAAGTTAAAGTTTTAAACAAGGTACCATCACGACAAGATATAATTGATGTGTCTGTACAAGTAGATGAAATCAATGAAAGGATTTTGATGTTAAGTACGGAAACTCAAAGTTTAGTAACTGATCTAAAATTTTCAGTTAAAGAAGATTTAAATAAAACCACAACAGACTTAACTAATAAAGTAGATAATACAATTACTGCACAATCCGATTCGGTAAAGAAAGAAATTGGAAAACTGTATGATAGAGTTGATGTATTATATAAAGAATTAAATGAAGTTACAGTTTTAATAGATAAAGCTAAAACTACATTTTTTGGCAAATCAGTTTTCAAAGAGAAGAAATAATGGATAAATATAAGTTGAATTATGAAGATGCTGATCCAGTGGTAGAAATTTTAAAAGATATTTTGGGAAAATTGGTAGATATAGAAACACATTTAAAAAAGTATGAACCTAAAGAAGATACTAAACAGTTATTAACAGAAGATAAAACAGGAGAATAGTTATGCCAAAATCAAAGAAAAAAACTACTACTCGTAAAAAAAGAGCAACTAAGAAAACACAAGAGTCTGCTTTTTGGACAAGAGTTGTAAATGGTATGAAAAATATTTTAAGTCCAGCTAAGTAAATTAAGTTACAGGAGAGAATATTATGCATGAAGCATTGTGGGTATTAGTAGGTGTTTTTATAGGAACACCTATAGGATTGGTTATAGGTGGACTGTTATGTAGTGGTAAGGTTACAGATATGGAAACAGAGATTTGGAATCTCAGATTTCAAAGAAAAGCGTTACGAGACGAAATAGATAAACACACTTCCCCAAAACCAAAACCCAGAAAGAAAAGGACTAAGAATGCCCCTAGGAGAACCAAAAGGTAGAAATCCCTATAAGGGGACTCAAATTCCAAAAGGTAGGATTCAGTGGGCGATAGACAATAGTTTATCACTCAAGGGAGCCGCACGAGTATTAGGTGTTAGTTATAACACGTTCAAGAAGTACGCCATTATGTATGATTTGTTTGAACAGAATAAAAATATAGGTGGTGCGGGAGTTCCAAAAGGAGGGTCAACAGGATTTGGAGTAACTATTAATGATATATTTGGTGGTAAACATCCTAACTATCCACATTGGAAATTACAAGAGTTATTAATTAGGTCAGGACATTTTGTACAGAGATGTTCAAATTGTGGATATGATGAAACTAGAGATATAGATGGTAAAGGTCCATTCATTATAGATTTTTTAGATGGAGATGGCTCAAATCACGTTCCAGAAAATATTAGGTTGTTGTGTTATTGTTGTTTCTTTATAATTAAACCAGTTGGTAAGATGATAAAGACACCAAAGGATGTAATGTATTTAAGACGGAATATGTGGAAAGTATTTAAACAAACAGATAGAGAAAAAGAGATGGAGGAAGAACATCAAGATTCAATTCCAGAACCAACTATGGAACATAAGAAAGAAGATAAGATAGACACAACGGTAGATACGGAAACTTTCGGTGATTTATCAGATGTGAATATTACTTTAGATGATTTATTTGATGATGATTAATTTGATTCATTGATATTTATACTTGAACGTGACTATACAATCTAACGGGAAATAATCAATGAATGGGCAAGATAAAAAAGATTTAAATGTTATTCTTGAGAGGATGGAACAAGCCGATAAAGATAGAGATGAGATACGTAAAGATATTAAATTCATTAAAGAAAATTTATTCAATCCACATGAAGGATTATGGGCAGAATCAAAACAGAATACACAGTTTAGAAAAGACACAACTAAGTGGAGAGGTGTGATTGGTGTAGGTTTTGTAGGGTTATTCGTCAAACACATATATGATATGTTTGTATAGAGAAGAGAAAATTTTTTTATATATATTTTAAACTTTTAAAATAACCTCATGAATAGTTTTGTGAGGTTTTTTTATGCGTTAAAGTGATTATTTAACAAAAAACTCCAAAAACACCAAATAAATAACTTCAAAAAAATATATATAGATATATATTATTGAGAGAGTTACAAGTGTAACAGATTATTAAGTAAAGGGTAGAAGTGACCACCATCAAATGATAAGAAATATTTTCCCGTTAATGTTATTATTTATTTTAGTAAATCCTATTACTAGGATTTCAGACGGTGAAACTTTTTTTCAAGATAATTCCGAAACACTCTTAACTTTGTCATTCCAATCCTCAAAAATCCTAGCGGATTTTCAAGGTGAAGATAAAATGGATACTCAAAGAGATGAGAGTTCCCCTCGTGCTCTAATTCATCACGAATTAGAGAGTAACCGCATTAACAATCTCAAGATTAATGATGAACCAGACATCGGAGATGTCTCAAAATCATATAGTGGGATTGAAGAAAAAGCCCTATTGTTCAACAATGAATTGTTACCCAAAAACAGTAGGGCTTTTTTAATGCCAAGAGTTGTTGCAACTCTATTCGTACATTCAGTTAAGCTTTGTAAGTTGTGTTATACTCCTTCACCAAAATTGATGGTTAGTGACAGAGAGATATCTCAACATCTCGCAGTGGATAAAGTCATCAAATTGTCTTCCCTCCCAGCAATTCGAGAATTGGAAGCAATTAAAGAATGGGAAAAACAGACATCGCAGATGTCTCGGTGGAGGACAAGATGAGACCACCTGATCCAATTATAATCTCGATAGGGAAGATGACGAGGAATATTGGAAAATATATCATATATAAAATATCACTCCTACTTCAAAAGGGAGAGGATTATTTAAATGATAGAATGCCAATATGGTTTTCCAATACAAGATACTATAGAGAGAAGAGAATAGTGGATAACGCTTTGAAGAGTGTTGTTAAGATAAGAGTTAGTGAACAAATGATAAAAGACTTCAAGGGAACTGACCATACTCCATTGGATTTGGGTTATAGACAAAAAGAGGAAGAAAGGGCGATTGGAGAGGGTGATAACTTTCCAGACGTTGTAATGAATGGGAATTGGAAACAGGTACAAAGATGAAACATCTTTCACATCGTTAGTAGAGATTGAATGGAAGAACCCTACATACCAACCGACCCACACCAGACATCAAAGATGTCTCAAGCCCAAATGAAAATAAAACAAGTGATTAAGTTCACACTACAGTGTTTGATTAGTATCTATATCGCACTCGAAATTAGTCAACCACCCAACCCATACAAGACACACTTAATAGTTTTACTCTCACTTTATATATGTCTGAAACACGATATACCAAATAAGATCATTACCTCAATAGAGAAACTGATAAAATCAATTAAGTCAATATTGGCTTAATATACCGCGACTCTTCATGTGTGGGTTCATTCATCTTCGATGAATATCACCCACAACTTTATGCATTATATTTGCTAGTTATAATCATACGACACCTTCAAGGTATTAATAATTTAATGGAATTAATTCTTGATACAACCGACACCATTTTATTAATTTTAGTCATCTTATATTGGAAATGGATGATCAAAAGATTAAAAAAATAGTGTCAAGTTTTAAAACTTCTTTTAATACTTCTCTAAAAACACAATAGGTCAATTAACCTACTTCAACCCACCATTACCCACCTTTTAATACCAATAGTCCTATCTAAGAATAATCTAAAAAATACAATACTATCAAAATATAAGAGCATTCTTCCCTCGAGTCTGACTTTTTGTCATATAGGGAAATTTCCACACATTGGGCGCTAAATCCTAACCTTTATATGTCATTTTGTCACGCCTTTTTGTCTTGAATTAGTGCCTTAATGCTCAAAAAATCCTAATATTGAATCTTTTTTATCTTTTTTTTTATCTTTTTTAAAATAAAGCTTGACTCGTATGGTATTTTGTGCGTATATTATGTATCTTGAGAGGTAATGCCCATATTGGTAGACCGACGGGTACAACCTAGTAATTTACAACAAAAACCACATACAAGTCAAGCACTTTCTTCATTATTTTTATATTTCCCTAAACCCCCCTTGAAAAATAATTAAAATAAAGCTTGACTCGTATAGCTTTTTATCTGTATATTTAGGTATGATTTGATAGACATATTGACTAATTG